GCAGCAGTCCAGTGCGGGGCCACGTCTCTATACCGGCGAGGGCGGATTCCTGGGCCTTGGCACATTCATCTCGATGAACGGTGTCCGGTCGGTCAACTGGCTCAACCCGGGCTCGATCCTGGGCGCGGTGGGCTCAGTCTTCGGTACTCAGATCGAACCCGTGCGTCTGACCGACGGCACTAGCTTCATTACCGACACACTGCCCAATGGCGGCGTCATTCAGGCGCAGAGCACTACCCGCATCGAGGCCGCGTCGAGCTACGTCTACGCCCGCGACACCTTACAGCCCTACATCCTGGCTGAGGACGCTTACGTCACCACGATCAAGGCCGAGGGGCTGCAGGCGATCAGTGCCTTCGTCGACGTCCCCTGGGACGACATCGCGGCCACCAATCCCGGCGCGATCACGCACGTGAAGTCCACCGGCACACTCCCGGTGCGCGGTACCGACTGGTGGATCTACCCGGGTCAGCAGCTGCGCGTCTCTGCGGCGGTGATGAAGAAGCTGACCGACACCTCCACAGTCACCGAGCGCAAGCTCACTCTGGAGAGCAGGGTCCGGTTCAACACCACCTCGATCCACCGGTATGACATCAAGACCCTGAAGCGCGATGCCTCCATCGCTTACTTCGCGGGCCTGCGCGAGGTCCAGCCATTCACCTCGACCTTCATCGCCGGAGAAGACAAGCCCTATTTCGAGTTCCCGCACTACGACACCGACCAGTTCGTCACCACCCACATCCGGCAGGTCGAAAGCGGGTCAACCACCACCCAGCGCAAGATCTACCGCATCGAGAACCGTCTGTTCGAGCGCAACCTCAACAACTGGATCCCCGACAGCTCTGTGTGGTCCTGGGACGGGACGACGGGCCGCTGGCTGCGTGGCACGGCCAAGGCCGCCCTCGACGGTCTGGGCCACACCCTGCTCAGCAATCGGTTGACTGTCGTCCCGGGCGATGAGATCGATCTGGGGGTGTCCCTCAAGTGGGCCGCGCTGACCGGCCTGGACAACACCGACGTCGCCATCCGGTGGGGTGTGCGCTACTACACCAACGACACGGTACTGAGCACCGACTACCTCGACGACATCAGCTATTCGGACTGGTCGACGCACCTGACCGAGGACTGGCAGGACCTGACGGCTACCTCCACGGTGCCCGCCGACGCCAACTGGTTCCGGGTGATCCTGGAGGTCACCAACCAGGCCACCGGCGGATCGGTCTGGTTCGAGAACGTCAAGGCCGAGGACCACGACGCCACGACGGCCACTGTGTTCAAGTCCTTGACGACGGCGTCGACCTTCGCCAAGGTCGGCGTGGACTTCCGTGACTCGGGTCTGTGGCGTGGCGACAGCATGTGGGCCGATGCCAACCCCGACAGCCAGTCGATCGATGACACCGGTCTGGCTTATTACACCCGCACAATTCCGGAGACGATGCCAGGAGGCTTCTGGGGTGATACGACCAAGACTTGGGCGGCAGATGATGCTGAGTGGGGATCTCCGTTTGGCGTGGTCAGTGTCACTCTCGATGGTGACCGTCGTTATCAGGGCAAGCGCGTACTTCATTTCCGAAGGGCTGCGGGCGCTGGCGAGGCTGGTATCAAGGTCAAACAATGGACCCACTTTGTGCCACTCGGTCTCTTCCGCATCGGTGCGGTCTTCTACAAGCCGCTGGCCAACGACAACCAGGCGATCGTCCGTCTGCGTCGCCTGTCCGATGGCGTCATCGTGTACGAGGAGACGGTAGACGCCCCATCGGGTCGCTGGTTCGAGTTCCAGACCAAGTTCATCGAGATCCCTGAGGGGGCCAACCAGGAGTACGAGGTCTACCTCACCCTGGAGGGTGACGACGAGGATGAGCTGTACCTCTCGGACCTCTACACCGAATTGGCTCTCATCAGGTACTTCGTGCGCCTGGGTGGGGTCGGTGCGTTCCTGCATGAGGTGACCGACCTGCGCTACAACCTGGGGCGGGCCAACGTCACGGTGACTACGCCGGTCAACGAGATGAGTGTGCAGGCAGCCATTCTGTCGCCGGAGTCATGGTGCTACGGCGTGCGTCTGACACCGACCTATCTGAAATGAGTGTGTGGGGAGCGCGCCCAGTTCGCGCATCCCTCAAGGCTTTCCTCGGTAGTCGACTCACTCCTGTATGTCGGAGCACTGCGTCCCTTTGAGGCCGTGCAGGGTGCCTTTGTAGCTCGTACGGGTAACGATCCCGCCCTTCCAGCTTGAGAAACTGGTGTGCTTCCAATACACAAACGAGCCGTGTGCCAGGCTAGCAGAAGCCCTGGCCGTCGCACTAGGCCGCGTGGCTGTGGTGCCGACCGGGGAGACCGGCGAGTACCAGGACCGTGCCAGTGATGCCGTCGATCGAGGAGTCGGTCACCCTCCAGAGGGTGGCGTTGGTGCCCTCGACCCGAGCAACCTTGGTCCACTCTTCGGAGGTCTCGACGCCGTGATAGTCGATGTGGACCTCGGTCTGGGTGGAGCCGACCGAGCCAGTGACCTTGGCGATCGTGATGGCCTGTTGTGCTTGGTCGAGACCCTTGGCGCTGAGTACTTCGGTGCTGATTGCCATGATGTTCTCCTTGAGTGCGTGAGTGGATCTTACCTCTGTTGTAACCGGACTATAGCCTGATTCATTCCCTAGTAGTTGCGCGTCATCGCGAACCAGGCGATGACCTGGCCCTTCTTGTTCTTGCCCTCGGCACGATCGCTGACGCTGACAAAACTGCCGTCCATCGCTGCCTGGTCGCACGGAGTGTGCAGAACGGCCTGGCGAAGGATGTCTTTCTGAGGGGTGTACCAGACCTGGACCTCTTCCTTGAGCGGGTAGCCCGCGTGGTTGGCCAGCCGCTGGAGGTGACTAGTGATCGGCAACGTCACCTCGCGGGCGAAGGTGTCGAGCCACGGCAGGCGTCGCGGTTCTTCTTCGACCCAGCCGTATGCCTTGGCGGTTGCGATGATGTCTTCTCGGGTGCTCATCTATCCCTCCAGGATGGACTTGAGGATGCGGAGCTGCACGTGCTCGGGCAGTGTGCCTGAGACGCGGACGTGTGGGGTCTCGTTGCGGGTACCGCTCTTGGCGAACTTGGGAAAGGTCACCCTCCAGAGGTTGCCCTCGCCGGTACGTCGCGCTGAGGCGACTGTCGCGCCGGTCAGGACGTTCCTGCCGACGAAGTGGTCTGGTCCGAGACGGACCACGTGATTGAAAGCCATGATGATCTCCTGATTGTGTGAGTGGATGGGGTGAATCGGGTAGTCCCTGGTCAGGCGGCTAAGCTCGGCGGTCACCACTCCGAGGCCCTATCGGCAATCCAACAACTCCCTGTCTCCCTTCGTCTGTGGTCGTGTGGCGCAGGCCAGCTAATCCGAATGGTCTAGGCCCGTCAAAACGGGTTTCACATCCGTGGCAGTCCTGCCGTGTTCTCCCTCGCGAGTCGAACATCTTCTACAACCTGACTGTAGGGCGATCCATTCCGACATGCTATGTGACGTGCATCACATGGCCTCAGGGAATGAGTGGGGGTATCGTCTGGTTGTACGAGGTGTTCGACACTCACCCACACAGGAGACATCATGACACGCACCTACGAACGCCAGATCATCAAGTACTCGCGCTCTGCCATCGATCAACTCGAAGCCGAAGGCCGCGCGGTTTATTTCCCGGGCCTGCCCGGATACGTCCTCGACAAGAAGATCCCGGTGCGCAACCACCAGATCCTCGAAGACGAGGCCCCCTTCGTCAATCATTCCGAGGACCCGGACGCTGCCTACGAGCGCTTCCTGGAGACCCGCTACGCCGATGAACACCGGGCCGAAGAGGCCGTCGAGCGGGCCAATGGCGCTCTCGATCACTACGAGGCCGCTGCAGCCGCCGCAGGCGTCTCGGTCGGCGAGTACACCGACGGTGAGTACGGCTCGTTCGGCCCGGATTCCGCCGAGGAAGACGCCCTGCTGGCGAAGTTCGGCCTCTGACCCATTACCTCGGGGAATGAAACCACCTATGGTGTGGTTACAATGAGGGTAAGACACACGCACACAGACACACAGACAGGAACTAGAAATGTCCACCATCACTGCCCTCGGAGTCTCGAACATCGGGCGCGTCCAGGCCGATCAGGCTCGCCGCCGTAGCAACGCGGCGACCACCAAGAACGTCCGCGCTCTCGCCCGTAAGGGTGTCGGCAAGGGTGGCAAGCAATCTTGGCGAAAGGAGGCCTGGTGACGCAGTGGAGGTCTGTAGTTGGGTGGCCTAAATACCTCATCTCTGATGACGGTCAGACCATCGGACCACATGGACACGTGCTGAAATCACGTCCTGACAAGGATGGTTATCTGCGCGTAAATCTCTACAACGGTTCTCGTGAGTCGATGACCACCGGCAAGATTCATGTACTCATGTTGGAGGCTTTCGTTGGATCACGTCCCGAAGGACTGTTAGGTCTTCATCGCAATGGACAAAACACTGATAATCGAGTCGAGAATTTGTACTGGGGCACGCCGACAGAGAATGTCGCTGATGCCATTCGACATGGGACTTATCGAAACGGGTGGTCCGACAGAACTCACTGCAAGAATCAGCACGAATACACACCTGAAAATACTCGTTGGCTTGCACGCGGAGGCCGTGAATGTAGGGCTTGTCGAAGAGATTTTGATCAGCGTCGATGGGCTGCAAGCAAGAAGAAATGACCCATTTCACCACTCACACAGAAGGAGCCACCATGACCACCAGCATCCTCCCCTCCCTGAAGGGGTCCATCCGGACACACAACACAACCAGCTTCGCCGTTGCCTACGGCGATGCCACCGCGCTCTTCCTCGACGGCACTCACACCATCGGCGGGCGGCGCAAGGAGAAGTTCGAGCAGGCCCGGGGCCGCGCGCAGACCGCGCTGGCCTACACCGACGAGCCGGTCGAGAAGCTGCTCGCCGCCCAGTTCCTCTCGGTCCTCAAGCTCGCTGAGCAGCGTGGGTGGGACTTCTGATGGCCACTATCACGATCACGGTGTCCGACCTGGATGAGGTCGAACACATGGCCGACTACCTGCGCGAGGTGGCCGACCGACCAAGTCGAGAACGGATTCACCAGCGGGCACGTCGATCGCGACCGGCATTGGGCTAGTGAAGGGATCACGATCTGATGGCCGCCACCTACAAGATCGTGCGGTTCTACGCCGACGACCGTCCGCGCGAGGTCATCAACACCGGCTTCACGCTGAAGCAGGCCCAGACGCACTGCACCGATGAGGCCACTTCCGGCCCCGACTGGTTCGACGGATACGAGGAGGAGTGATGGCTGACAGCATCAAGGAGGTGCTCGGCGCGATCTCCAAAGCCGCAGCGGCTCAAGGCATCGAGTTCAAGCTGCACCGCAAGGGCAAGAAACACCTGATCTACCACCTGGGCGACACCGTCGTCCTACCCGTCCCGCACAGCACCGTGCCGTCGCGGATCAAGTTCGAGATGTTCAAACAATGCGAGGCAGAGCTGGGCTACCGTTGGTGGCAACCTGCCGACCGTCGAGTGGAAGCAGTTCAACATGACGTACCTACGACCTACGCCCGAGGCTATCGGGGACCCCGAGGCAAGCATGTCCCAGCTTGAGTTCCGCAACGGGATGAAGGGGGCGTTCTGGGGCATCGTCTTCAGCGCGCCGGTATGGGCGGTTCTGGTCTGCTGGCTGGTGACTCGGTGAGCCAGTGGATTCGTCAAGGCAGCAATCAAGAGATTCAGCTCGACGTTCTCCCGCAAGGTGAGCGTGTTTTCATCCAGGGGTCCAACGGCACCGTGAAGATCAGGGGAGACGTCGGCGGCACGATCATCGTGCAAGGTAGTAGTGCCATGGTGAAGATCGGTGGTGTCATTCGTAGCACTGCTCGGGTGACTGTGCAGGGGTCTAATCCCGTCCTCAAGCATCACGGCAGGGACCCTGGAGCCACTGTAGTGCTCCAGGGTTCCAACGCTGAGGAGATCGATAGGAGCAGCAAGCGTGTGACCGCTCATCCTCCGGATCAAGAGCGGTGGGTCGACGCTGCGCTAGGCCCGAAGGTTCACGACGAGGTCACCATTCAGAAGAGTGGTCGTCCTCGCGAGCTGTGGGGCACCTAGTGGCCAACGGCATGTGGGACTTGAGCGGCTGGCGCATCATGACCCCAGAGGAGATCGCTCGGGACGAGGAGTGGGCACGCCAAGAGCGCGAGGAGTCTCTGAAGCGCTGGCCGATGTCTCAGCGCCGCGATCGGTGCTACAACTGCGGTTGCTTCATGCCCAACGTCTCGTACGACCACACTCGCTGCAAGCGGTGTGGTGAGTCGTTCAACAGTCTCCAATGATCAAGCATTGCCCGAAGTGCAAGACAGACAAGCCCATCGACGCCTTTTACCCCACGAAGGCGGGAACCACGGCTTATTGCAGGCCTTGCCACCTGGTTTACATGAAGGAACGGCGAGATAGCCGCAAGGCCAGTGTGGGTGACGCAACGGCTTCTTACACGCGCCGCAAGGCGCTCCAGCAGCGCAACAAGGCCATCGTCTGGGACTATCTGCAGAATCATCCTTGTACTGATTGCGGAGAGTCTGATCCGATCGTGCTGCAGTTCGATCACGTTCGTGGAGTGAAACTAAAAGACATCAGCATCCTGGTGACTGGTGGATATTCTCTCGAAGTCCTGACGGATGAGATCGCGAAGTGCGAGGTCAGGTGCGCTAATTGCCATATCAAAGTGACCATGCAGAGGGCTAGGTGGAGCAAGCGTCCGCACTTCTACACGCACAACCCGAGATAATCCCTTCACGATGGTTGGGTCTTCTGATAAGGTCTGATTCATGTTCGAGCTGTTCCGCCCCGTGCCCCCGATTTGGCGATATTCGCCGTCTCTGGGTCAGTAGCTCCTACTCTCAAGACGCCGAATATCGCTCTCCCGCAGTAACTACGGGGTGTAGTGAAATGGCATCATGCGTGGTTTGGGACCATGTGGTGGAGGTTCGATTCCTCCCATCCCGACTCAGAGACTTGTCCGTGGGGATGAGTGCGTGGGCATGCTTTGGCCTCCAAAACCAAAAGCTGCGGGTTCAACTCCTGCCATCCTCGCCAAGCCGGTTGTTCCTGGGAGACATTTGTGGCTGTAACCCACACGCCTTCGGGCTAGAGAGGTTCGATTCCTCTAACCGGTACCACGATTCATCCTGTAGTATCCACGCAATGCACGCACTCAAGGAGGTGATCGGCATGGCGTATTAGACGCCTACCCGAGAGCGAGGCCCTCCCATGGCCCACACCGACCGCGATTGGAACCGTTGGTTCTGGTCGAACCATCACACCTACGAATGTCCCAACTCCTACCGCTACGCACTGCGTGAGTACGGCTCCAACTGGCACGATTACGCATTCATGAGCCAGACCTGCGACGTCTGCCCCCATGAGCCCCACCGGCGGTACTGGGTCTCCCTGGAGGCCAAGTCCGACTGGAACAAGTCGACGCGGCGCAAGGAACGCACCACCTACCGCCAGACCATGCAGCAGCTGCGCAGCGGTCACGTTGATACCGACGAGGTCGTCTTCAACTACCGCCGCCCCTACTACAATTAGGACCCAACATGGGCAAGCACAGCAAGGATGAACCGAAGGAACTGGGAGATCAAGCGATCGTTCACCAGTTCGTGATCTACGGCAAGACCAAGGCCAAGACCGAGAAGCGCGCCAACAAGATCATCGACTACCTCTTCGACAAGTACGGTCGTGACATCGGCGTCATGAGCGGACAGTTCGTGCCTGCCGAGGTCATGGAGAACTGGGAGAACGCCGCCGAGCGTGCCCTCAAGCGCCTGGAGGAGACCAGGGGTACTCACCCCTTCGGACGCAACCGGTCCTTCACCCACGGCTACTACGCGGCCATCCGTCACGCCGAGCGTGTTGTGCGCGAGGAATTGACCAAGCATCACGGTCTCTAGCAAACTTCAAAATTGGGACTTGACGCCGTGCAGCAATCTGATCTAACCTGATTGGCATGTAGATGGATACCACGACTCAGTCACAGTCACCGGACAAGCTGTACATCGCCGTTCGCGCTGACCTCCCTCCGGGCCTGCAGTTGGCTCAGAGCACTCACGCCGCATTCCAATTCTTCGACGAGCACCCTACACAGGCCCGTAGTTGGCTGCACCGGTCGAACTTTCTCGTCGTCGTCGCCGTCCCCGATGAAGATGCCCTCCTGGCCCTGGCCGCCGAGGCCTCTCTGGGCAAGGGTCTGTGCACCACCAAGGTGCATGAGCCCGACCTGGGCGACGAGTACACCGCCCTCGCCATGCAGCCTGGCCCTGAGGCAGGAACGCTCTGCGCGTCCTACCCGCTGGCCCTGCGCAATGCGGTGGACTACGCCTCGACGATCGCGAAGGCGGCCAGCATGTAAAGAGCTTGTCCCGGAGTACACCTGCTTGCAGGCGTCATACTTCTTGAGGTGTAAGGCCTCACCGGGGCACCACGGTGGGTGCAGATTGGTGCACCGGACCCAGGACCAGCGCCGAGGGGCACGTGACCCGGAGCGGGAAGACTGGAGAAGGGGTTGGGTTCGAATCCTCCCCCACCGACGTTGGGAGGGGCCTCAAAACCCCTCCCAGCACCAAGGGAGGCTGGCTTGCTAGCGTCGACCAAGAGGGGTTCGAATCCACTCACTCCCGCAAAGCTGGTAGCATGATCTCCAGCAAAGGCTCCATTAGCTCAATGGTAGAGCGGCGACTTCTAACCTCGCTGGTGCCGGTTCAACTCCGGCATGGGGCGCTCGGGAAATAATCTGCTTGCGCTGCCAAGCAACAACGCATACCCTGATCAAGTCACCTCGGGCAAGCCTGAGTGGCCAGGCCGAAAGAAACTTTTCGGCCTACAGAACAATGACAACTCCATCGCCTGGAAGATCCTTTCCAGGCAGCGTAGCGGTGTAGAGCAGCCCGGTAGCTCGCTAGGCTCATAACCTAGAGGCCGCCAGTTCAAATCTGGCCACCGCAACGACGCAGCAGACCATATCACTGGCGAAAACCAGAATCGAACCGTCTGTTGCATCAACTTGAATGCCAGGCCGATGAGTATTTCGGTTATCGCCGGTTCAATTCCAGTCTCGGGGACCACATCCCCGAGGAGCCCCGTGTTGGTGGGGCGCCCGGATCTCGCAACATGTCTGGCATCTTCAAGCGCCTTTGACCGAATGGCCAGGTGCTGGCTTGCAAACCCAGTTATCCCAGTTCGACTCTGGGAAGGCGCTCAGTGGACCGCCCCTATTGCTGGGTCATTGCGGCTTTCCTGCGGCCAAGAGGTCCATGAGCAGGAATCATGGTGTTTGTAGCTCAATCGGGAGAGCGCCGCTCTGTGACAGCGGAGGTAGTGGGATCGAAACCCACCATTCACCCCAGGGGTATTAGCTCAATGGGTAGAGCACCTGAGTGGCACTCAGGAGGTACCGGGATCGTAGCCCGGATACTCCACCGGTCGTATGTCCCCGCCGACCTTAACTGCGGGCTCTGGGATTGTGTCTGGTGAGGCCTCGACTTTTGCAATGTTGGGGACGGGGTCCGATTCCCCGCAGTTCCACGTTCGTATTGTCTAAGCCGGGTGTGCCCCGGTGATGCGTTCGGTTTTCTAGATACGCTGTCCCCGTCGGCAATACGGGCAGCACCGCCGTCATAGCTCAGTAGGCAGAGCGCCCGGTTGAAGCCCGGAAGGCCCGAGTTCGAATCTTGGTGTCGGCACGTTGTTCCGGTCGAGGTCCCTGGTAAGTGGCGGGGTGATCAGTTTGACCAGCTCTGGCTAGCCATAGGACGAGCTGCCGCCTACCGGAACACATGCCTGATTAGCTCAGTGGCAGAGCATCGCCGTCACATGGCGCAGCGCGGAGGTTCGAGTCCTCTATCAGGTACGTAGTAAGTCATGGGCCTATAGCTGAAACTGGTTCTAGCACCGGTCTCTTAAACCGGGGATGAAGGTTCAATTCCTTCTGGGCCTACTTTGAACAAGCTCCTGTGGGGTAATGGCTAGCCCTTCGGTTTTTCACACCGATAGACAGGGTTCGATCCCCTGCTGGAGTACGTAATGACGACCAAACGGGCCATGATCCCCACGCTCTACTCGTCGTCATTCAAACTGACCTCCGGCGCGCTCTGCGGAGGTGTTGTGGGCAGGACTGACAACCAAGCTCTACCCCGCCGTCAGTCCTACAGGGCGTCACACGCGGATGTGGCATAGTGGCCGTGCTCTAGCCTTCCAAGCTAGCTACGGGAGTTCGATTCTCCTCTTCCGCTCAATCCCCCAGAGCCTGACGGCAGCAAGGGTGTAAGGCCTCTGAAGCGTAAAAGGTGACGCACGCCCTTCGTACGGGTGAGAACGCAGTTCGATTCTGCGCAGTGGCTCAGGTCGTGCCCGTGGCCGAGGAGGGCAGACGGGACTAGCTTAAAACCCTCCTCACTGCTTCTATCGTCTAGTGGCAAGACAGCTGCCTTGTAAGCAGCCTACGGGCGTTCGATTCGTCCTAGAAGCTCGCAACCACACTCGTCGAGACGGGTGGGCCAGGAGGCCCTTCGGGGCCTGTTGCACCAGTGCTAGATTCGTCCAGTGGTAGTGACTCGGTCTTGGTATGACCGAAACCGGGGTTCGATTCCCCGATCTAGCTCGTCGGTATCGGTTACATGTCTGCGCAAGCAGGCCGATAGACATCGATAATCAGCAGGAGTAGCTCAGCATGGAGATGTCCTCCCTGAGGGGACTCAGAGCACCGGGATCACACCCCGGAGGCCGTCGGTTCGAATCCGACCTCCCGCCCCACGCGCTTGTAGTGAAGTGGCATCACGCGACCTTGCCAAGGTCGTAGTGCGGGTTCGATTCCCGCCTGGCGCTCGCAGTAACAGAATGGCTCTGAGGCCGAACGGTTAGGCGCTACCTTGTCAAGGTAGTCGTAGCGGGTTCAACTCCCGTCAGGGTCGCAGTGGGTTGAGTCGCCCCTGAAAGAATGGGCAACGGCAATAATGCGCGGGGAGACAATCCGCCCCACCACCAGTCGTGCGGTGGTGGACCCGAACACCGAAGGGGCGACGGTCCCGCGAAACCGGCGGTATAACCGGTCTCGATGCCTCTGTGGCCTAACGGTAGGGCTACGTGCTCATAACGCGGAATGTCTTGGTTCGACTCCAAGCAGAGGTACGTGCCAGATCTTGGCTTAGGATCGCGACTTCGCTGGTGCCCTTCGGGGAGGACTGCTATCGCGACACGGTTGCAAGATCGCCCGGGGCTTGGCACCCCCACCTTGCCATGTGGCGTAAGTGGTAAACGCGCCTCGCTGATAACGAGGAGACACGGGGTTCGACTCCCTGGATGGCAACGCAAGATAGTTATTTCCCTGTAGCTCAGTGGATAGAGTGTCTGACTACGAATCAGAAAGCCGGGGGTTCGAATCCCTCCAGGGAAACTGGGTCATGGTGTAGTTCAGAAAAGCACGCCCCGTGGACGTCGCAAGACTAGGTAGCGGGGAGGCGGGCGGTGAAACTCCGTTTAGACCCTCCTGTCCGTGTAGCTCAGTGGTAGAGCACCTGCCCGACATGCAGGCGGTCCGAGGTTCGAATCCTCGTATGGACACGGGGCATTGGTCTCCTCACCCTCGTCATGGGAGACCCGGTAGAGGACACACCCGACTGGCCGGTGCCTTGGCACGAAATGGGTCCTCACGCCTTCACCTGCGGATCATGCGCCTGGCCTCCGACGCCGGGATGTCCAGTTCAACTCTGGATGGGGGCACGTTGGTCTCACCGCCCACAAGGCGACAAGGGTAGTTGTTCTGGCGATCACCATGGCTATGCCGCCAGGGCTAGGGGAAACGTCGGCCCCGCCGATACCTGCCGCAGTAGCTCATCAGGATAGAGCGGCGCTTTCCTAAAGCGCAGGCAAGGGGTTCGAGTCCTCTCTGTGGCACGCTCGACCTATAGTCATGCTATAGTCGAACACGTAGTACCCAAGAGGGGCCTGACAGGTTTCGACTGGTGAATGGACAATTGAACAGCGGGCGAGCGTTGGACACACTTCTGCTCTGAGTGAACGTGTCAAACCAATAAGCGCCAAGGATGTTGACGCAACGGTGACCGACGCCGAGATCGAAGCCTTCTTCAACGAAGAGGCTCTGGTCGACGCTTAAGTCACCAGCCACCCGGTTAGCCTGCTGCTACGCAGCGCTGGGGGCTTCAAAGCTAGTAGCAGCACAACGTCGCACTGATCCATGCTGGGACGTCCTAAACTGCAGCAGATCAAAGGAACCACACTCCCTGTCTCTGGGGTCGTATGGGGGTATTCAATCAGGGACTGCGCCCGGAGAACGCTTTTGGAAAGACATCAGGACCCGAGTTCGATTCTCGGCAGGTCCACGCCACCCGATTGCCATGTTGGGCATGATTATCCATAGAAGTGTCGCGATCGGGTGTCTTTGGAGACTGGGGTAACGGCAGCCCACGGGTTTTTGGTACCCGGCAGTCCAGGTTCGAATCCTGGGTCTCCAGCAATCTCGACGACCAGGCTTGAGACGATGCCCAGAGAAGATTCGTCGTCGAGATCTGCCTCTGCATGGATGGCTCAGGGCCTTCTAAACCCGACAGTGGGAGTTCGACTCTCTCCAGGGGCACAACGATTTTCGATAGACGCTGCCATAGGCGATGGAGTAAAGTCTCCGTCATGACCGCTAAACGCACCTCGCACCCAGTTCTGGGGGCGTTGGTGAACGCGGCTATCACTCTTGCCTTTTAAGCTTGAATACCGGGATCGAGACCCGGACGCCCCACAGCTCCACTACACTTCTTCTCAAGACGAGAGGAGGTGAAGAAGATGAGCGTCAGCGCAAAGTTCAAGGTGCAGAGGGTGACTCCGATGTCGCCGATCAAGGGCAAGGATGGGTCCATGAAGGACTCAGCCGAGGTCGAGATGGTTCCCGACTACGCCGGTGACCGCAACAAGGACTGGTCGGAGTACACCCCTAGCGGCGTGATCCGGATGTACGTGAACGGACCTGCCCTACTGCAACTCAAGCAGGGCACCGCCCTCACGGTGACGTTCGAGGCCGCCGAAGACTAGCCTCGAACGAGTGGCGATGCACAAGGGTGTCCGGAGCCGCCACTACCGACGGGCTATAGGCCGACTATAGGTTGATGTGATACAGTCTTCGACATGACCGAACTTCGAGAACTGATCCGCAAGGTATCAAGTCAGTATCCCAACGCTTCCTCAGGTGAGCTTGCTCGACACGTCGCCAAGTTGACGCCAGCAGACGTCCTGCTGGAGTACTACGAGGAAGCCTTGCGTCCTCAAGTCGCCGAGGTCTTGCGGCTGGATCGCAACGAAGCCATCACCAACGCCCTGTCCGACTCGCCGCATCCACTGCCACAGCAGCCTCGTCGCTCCAAGAAGGTCGCAGGCATCGCCAACTGGTGGGCCAAGATGCTGGAACAGATCATTCCTCTGGCCGACGGCCCCAAGAAGTTGGGCGACGCCACTGTGGAGGACCTGAACTTCGCCATCGATCGCCGCAAGGCCCAGATCGAGCAGGACAAGATCAAGGTTGCCGAGTTCGAGCAGTTGCGTGACTGGATGCTCACTCACAACGCGACGACCCTGCGAGAGGCACCGCCGATGACGGCCTGAGACTTGGCGTCGGCCATTCAAGCAGCGATCACCCACCGCCCCATTGCCGCCGCCAACCAACTTCCAGATCAGCCAAAAGGACCTCGATACCCATCTCCTCCACGCTGATCTGGACCCAACTTCCCCTCCAGCCATTTCCCCAACGAAATGTCCATTATTCACACGCTGGAGGGGACTCAACTTCCGAGACCGACCACATCCCTATCGTCACCTAAAACCTGAACGTCGGTCTCGGAACACCCACTCACACAGAAGGAGCATCATCACATGAGCACCAACAAGACTCCCCAGGCCGACCATGAGGGAAGCGAAGCCCATATGGCCTCCGTCGGTCTGGGAGACATCCTGCGCAGCCCCACCCTCGGCCTCGCCGCCGAGATCGTCGACGATCTGGAGCGCGTACGCATCGCCAATGAGAACCGTCTGCGCCAGCTCACGCGCACCGAGGAGGACTCCGACGGTATCGTGCGTGGCTTCGAGCTGGACCCTCGTCATCCTGACGTCTTGCGCCTACAGCATCTCGTCGACGGCCTGTCAGCCTCCTACGACGAGGCCGTGAAGAACCTCCAGAAGACCATGCGCGCCCACCCTCTCGGCGCGTGGGTCAAGAAGACCTCAGGGGTCGGTGAGAAGCAGGCCGCGCGCCTGCTGGCCGCGATCGGGGACCCGTACTGGAATGACGGGTTCTACCCCGACCCCGACGGCAAGATCGACAAGGAGGGCAAGGTCATCACCTACCCCCGCGATCGTCCGCGCACCGTGTCCGAGCTGTGGGCGTTCTGTGGTTACCACGTACTTCCCAGCGGCCAACACACGATCGAAACCCAAGTGCCAGACGCCGCTGGGACCAACCTTCACGCCGGGAGTCATTGTTCCAGCGATACCCAGAAGACTTCCGCTCCCGGCGTGGCAGCTCGTCGCAAGAAGGGCGCGAAGATCAACTGGTCCACGACGGCCAAGATGCGCGCATTCCTCATCGCCGAGTCCTGCGTCAAGGCCAAGACCTCGCCCTATCGCAAGGTCTACGACGAGACGCGAGCCAAGTACGCCGACGCCGTGCACAAGGTGCCCTGTGAGCGCTGTGGACCGTCAGGGAAGCCTGCGCTGCCTGGTTCTGCCCTCAACCCTGGACACCAGCACGCACGCGCCCTGAGGGCGATCAGCAAGGCCGTGCTCAAGGACCTCTGGATCGAGTCGAAGCGACTCCACGAACTGCAGCAGATGCAGACCATGTACGACTCGGATTCCAATTCAGGAACGTCTGCGTCTGCTGCCTAAAAGCCACTCGACGGTGACCAACTATGAGGCGAAACCCAAGACCCCTGTGTCGCCGTCGGGTCTGAACTGATCCGCCGACGGCCATCCGCGACTCGATACCCAGGACTAGGACGCCGTCGGCGGATCTTTCAGTCATCCAATCCAATGAGCCAGTCGATACTGCCCGACTCTGGCACGTCGATCATGCCATCGCCGTACGACAGCTCTTCTCTGGTTCCTTGCACCGCCTCGGCGAGCTGCCGACGCGCCTCGCAGACCTGCCAGATCCGCTCCTCGACCTTGGACTCCGTCGTGATCATCACGTAGGCCGTCAGGCCGTCCAGATGACTGTCGGCGCGGTCGATGCGGGAGTTGCGTTGGGTCAGATCGTCGTAGCTGTAGAGCGGATCGATCGAGATGACGTAGCGGGCCTCCTGGAAGTTCAGCCCGTGAGTTCCGGCATCGGAGGTCAGGAAGCAGGTGATGTCCGAGTTGGTCTTGAAGTCGTCCTGGGCCTTCTGAGAGGCCTTGTCGGTCTGGCCGGTGCCGTAGTGCAAGACGTGGGGCACCTTGATCAGCGGGTCCATCGGCAGGATACCGAGCTGAGTCCAGTGGCAGAACACCACGGCCTTGTCCTGGCCCTCCCGGATGCCGTCCAGGCGGTCGTTGAGCATCTCCAGCTTGTTGCTCGCCGACGGCACGCACAGGCTGCGGTGCTCGGTCCAGATCTTCTGGGCGATCTCGTTGTCGGAGTGCTGCAGCACCGCCGGGTTGATCGCGGCCAGCCGCATGGCCAGATAGTGCGGGGCGCGGCTCTCGCCCTTCTCCCGGCTCTCCCGGGCGTCGGCGGTGATGATCTCGTTGATCTCGGCCAGCTCCGAGGTCATCGGCACCCACTCCGGGATGCACTGGATTCCTTTGAACTGCTCCTTGATGCCCGGCTCGGTCTTGCGCACCGCCATCATCCGGTCCCCGACCCGGTGGCGGACCTCATGCAGCTCGGGTAAGTCCCAGTCATATTTGGTGAGGGTGAATTGGCCACCGTTCTTGGCCTTGATCGGGATCGAGGTGACCTTCTCGGCGTAGCGGTCGACGAAGTCCTGCTTGGATCCCAGCGGATTGTCGCGGGGGTAGGAGTCCAGGGAGAAGACGTCCCGGAAGCGCAGTGGGTTGCCGCCGACCACGGTGGCCGACATGGGCCACACGATCGCCGTACAGCCCCGTACGAGCTTGTCTAGGGCCTTGCGGGCCTTGTTCTGTCCCGACTCGGCGATGACCTTATGGGCTTCATCCAGGACGAACAGCACCCGACGGCCTGCGGTCAGCTCCTCCAGCGCATCGAAGTCGACCCACAACTTTTCGAAGTTCATCACGAAGGCCTGAATGCCCCCGCCGTCGAGCCGATGATGGGTATCACACACGATGTGGACGGCGGAGGCAGCTTCAGCATATCGTGCCCGCCGCGTGGCGGGTTTGGCGTGGTCGTTGATCATGACCCGCAGCCCGGCGTCGTTGACCCAGGTGCGCTTGAGGTTCTCCTTGAGCTTGCTCAGCGTGCAGGCGATCACCACGTCGACGTCGCCGGAGTCGAGCAGGGCCTTCACCGCCGCCCCGGAGCAGAAGCTCTTGCCCGCCCCCGCCGACCAATTCCAGAAGAACATCCGCTCGCCGTGGGTGCCGCCCTGGCGCGCACGCTCCAGCGCGTGGTTGAGCCCGAAGTTCTGAAACGCCCGCAGCTCGTAGCCCTCGATCTCCAGGGGTAGTGACCAGCGGGCGTGATCGGCCAGCATGGCCTTCGTCGACGGGGTGAAGAGGTAGGAGTAGCCGTCCTTGGTCAGTTGGGCGGCGAACTGGTCGAGTAGGTGCAGACCGTTGAGGATGAAGTGTCGACTCATCCAGTCGTGGTACTCGGTGTAGAAGGCGCCGCGTGCGTCGGCGTCGAGCGGCTCGACGTGCAGATATCCCTCGAATTCAGGGTGGTCGGCGAAGATCACGATCTTGGAGAGGTCGACGCCTTGGTCCAGAAACGTGATCGCGGCAGCCTCGACATCCTCGACTACGCTGAATGCCATGTTGATTAGTCTATAGGACGAGGCCGCCAGATCGAAATGGCTAGGTTGCGCGGACACCCCAGCAGGTGTACAGATAACGGTGCCCCTCTTCACAGGCCATGGAAGCCTCGGAGGGGCACCGTTTTACTCGAACCGCTGTCTCATATCTTAGCCGCTATGGTTTGTGATACACAACCTGCAGTGGTGATGCCGTGCGATGGCCCCTACATCTAGGAGAGCCACCCGGCGCTTTCGGAGTGAATCAGCCGGTATTCACGAACCACTCCTCCCCTTGACGTCGCAACCCTTAGCACGGACGACGTCGTGCTTCTGCCCAAAGATCTGCCCAAGGGGACAGACACCCACCTTCGTATCTGATCAGCATCGGAGACGGGTTAGTCGGCATCTAGCTCCTCAGGCCACAAGTGCCTGAGGGGCCAGACGTGGTGCGGTGACAACGGAAGCGGTCAATTGGGAGGTCGTTGCCTGGGAGGTCACCAGGAGCATGGCACTTCTCTACCCTCTGAAAGGATGGTCTACGTGGCTCGTCCGGCTGCCGAACGCCAGCAAACACGCTCAAAGCCACGCAGAGACCCCAGCAAACTGACATATGAGTGGTACATCAATTCCGCCGCTTGGGACCGCAGGAAGGCCGCCTACTACTCACGTCATCCCAAGAAGTGCCGAGCGTGTGGAGATACCGAGAACATCCATCTGCACCACCACACCTACACCCGTCTGGGTGCTGAGCATGATGACGATCTGATCCCGCTGTGCAAGGACCATCACGACACCGTGCACCGACTCCATCGGTCAGCTGACAACAAGTTCTCGTTGACACAGGCCACGCGTGCAGTCATCGGTGGTCCTCTTCACCCGGCACGCCAGCGCCAGAAGCCGCGTGATTCAGTCAAGCGGCAACGCTCACGGGGATCGCGCAAGATCAAGAAGAAGACCGTCTCGCCGCCACCTCCGCCCAAGATTGCTCCGCTCCTGATTGGTGAGCGTGTGATCGTCACACCCGAATCGAGCATTCTCTCCTGGGCAAAGGGCAGGCACGGCACGGTGAGAGAAGCGACTGGTCCGACTAGCTGGACCGTGGAGCTGGACGGTATGCCCCTGTCTCGCATGGCTGTCACCCTGACGAGCATCCGTCGCGAGAACGCCAGGAGATAAGGTAGGGCCATGCAGGTCAAAGATGAGCAAGCCTGGACGACCCAGCTCATGGAGTTGGAGGCAGACGATTACACCCGCAAGTTCAAGACCTTCCTGGTCTTCTGGATGGACACTGCGGACAAGATGGTCCTCGAACAGTTCCCGCTAAACTCAGATCACCCAAAACTGCAGCTCGCAGCCGCTGTCGGCAAAGCCCTTGCCGTTGCCGAGCAAACATTCGGCTTCCTCGCCGTCGAGTGGATCGCCCAGATGCTGCTGATCATGACCGAGCACTGGAAGTACGGCGACGACCTCTACGAGGACCTCTCGCTCATCGAGCGGAGACTGGTCGATACGGCCATCGCGATGAAGCTCACAGACCTTCAGGAGAGTGCCCGGTTGGGTGCTAGTATTCCTACAGAGGAGTGACAATCGCCCTCTCACGCACACAGGAGGCCTAAGTGGCACACACCAACGATCTCAACGCCGCGCGCAAGGCGGCGGAGGGCATCACCGACCCGCTCGACAAGGCATCTGTCTATGCTGAGATCGCCAAGGCCAGCGCCTTCACCGACATCGCGACCGCACTCGAAGACGCGTCCTACGCCTACGCCAGGCAGGTCCGGTGAGCAAGCCGCTCTGGTCGATCCCGATCGGTGACCTCTCCTTCGACGGTCCGCGCCTGCCCCACCCTCACTTCTGGTGGGGCATGGCGTTCGGCGTCTTCGTCATGTGGCTGGTCTTCCTGTGACCGGCTGGGCGTTGGGCAAGATCGTCATCGATTGCGGGACCGGTAACTGCACCCAGGTCCCGTGGCAGGACCCCGTCACCATCATCGCGGTCCCGTTCTGGCAGTCGACCTGGATGTTGGTCATCTGCGCGATCCTGGTCTTCGTCCTCGTCGTGGCCATCGGCATGGTCCGGTTCCGACGCCAGGAACGTCTGGAGGCCGAATCGACCTCGGACAACCAGGTGGAGATTGCCAAGGCCAACCGCAAGACCGCCGCCTGCCCCACCTGTGGCACCGTCTACGTCCCTGAGAAGGTGCAAGCTTGAGTCTGGCCCGTAGTCTCCGCCGTCTGACCCTGGTCCCCCGCGCCCTCCGTGTGGCCCGTGAGCGCCAGTACCAGGAGCTGGACCAGTTCCTGGATGCCATTCGCCAGGAACGCAAGGGGCAGCCGCCCTGGCAGCGAAGGCATGCCGATGACTGAGCGTTGTGGCGGCAAGTACTGCAATCGTCCGGTGGTCAAGGTGCGCTTCGCCGAGAAGGACCAGTGGTACCACGCCGATTACCTCGGCATGGAGGGTGTGCCCGATCCGACCTCACCGGCGCATGCACGACCCAAGGAGAGCCGCCATGTCTGACAGTGAGATCGAGTCCTTCTCCATCACCGCGCGACTGGACGTCACGATCAAGGTCAACGACTCGGACTTCTACAAGCCCGGGGCCGAGGGCACGATCAAGTTCAAGAAGCTGCCCAGCACCGAGGCCATCGAGACCGCCTACCAGTACCTGGTGTTCGAGATCATCGACCGCCAGATGACCGGCGCGCTGGAGAAGGTCATGGAGCGACTGGAGGAGCAGCGGAAGGCGGTCTCTGGTGGGTAAAACTTGATTCTGGTCTGCCACGACTGCGACGGTCGTTGGCCTGGCGAGGCGAAGCAGTGGCGCTACCCCTGCATCGACTGCGCGACGTCGTTCTTGGCCAGCCACCGTGCTCAGGGGCATGACATCGCCTCTCGCGCCGAGAGGCCCTCTGACAAGTACCGATTCGCCGCGTTTTGAGTCGCACTTGTCAGTGACTATAGGTAAGCTACACTCGTAACAACACAGGGAACACCCACTCACAGAAGGAGTCACACATGGCAGACCACGCCCTCATCAACAACGAAGTCCAGGCCTTCCTCGACACCGTCGGTGGCGATTACGTCGCGGCCTACAACGAGATCCTGGCCGACGAGCAGACCAGGGCCGTCGCCAAGCGCGCGCCCTCGAACGCTGAGACTCGTAAGGCCGCCTACAACAAGGCCATCGCGGTGCTCGACCGCAAGACGCTGGCCTCCATCGGGAAGACGGTGCGCGGCTTCCTCCCGCTGATCCGCGCCAACGCGGTCATCACCAACCAGACCGGCCCGCTGGATGAGCGTGAGGCCGAGGACCTGATGGTCGAGGTCCTGGAGGTCAAGCGTCTCATCGAGGTCGCGACCGCCCGCAAGGAGTCGGTGCGCAAGCGCATCTTCAGCGCTATCGATGAGGGCCTGGCCGAGCAGGGAGAGAAGGACCCCCAGGTGCAGCCTGGCTACATCGAGGTCCCCAAGCTGGGGCTGAAGTTCACCCGCGAGGGCGGCGGCTTCAAGGACCCCGAGCTGCAAGAATACGTGCTCGAAGCTGCTGTCGGCCCCGAGATCTGGCAGCGTGTGACGACCGTCGAGGTCATCCCCGCCCAAGAGATCCGTAGCTTCGATGCCGACCTGTTCCTCAAGGAGGCTCGGCGCAAGCCTGGTCTGCTGGAGGAACTTCGCAAGGCCCTGAAGGTGGGCGAACCGGCCCCATTGCGGTTCAACCAGAGGGCCATGGAACCCAAGGAGTAAAGCAACGTGCAGCCACAGGTCAACGAGGATGTAGGGACCGGCGGCTCCGACCAGGAACCCCTTCGCCTAGACGCGGAGGGGCATCCTGTGTTTGCGGAGTGGGACGAGTCTGATCCTAGCCATGGCGAGATGGCCGTCCCCGACGGCGTTCAAGCCGAGTGGGTCGATGGAACACTCCAGGTGCCTCAGAATGAGGACCGGATCTCCAGGGAGATCGCCGAGTTGGACAAGGCATCTGATTCGAACCTGATGGCCATGGCGGGTATAGAGCCGATCGTGAGCACTACCGAGGCCGCCGAGTACTTCGATCGCACCAGCCAATGGATGTATTGGGGGCTCAAGCCCGATCCCGAGACGGGCGAGCACGTCTTCGTCTGGCCCGACGGGACGCCCATCGTCCCCGAACGCATCGGTGATCCCGCCACCGGCAGGAGACGCTTCACCATGCCGATCCTGCGCGCTATCCTGCAAGCCTCTTACCGCAGGGGCAACATCGAGGCAGGTGAGCTTCAGACCGTCATCCGGCGCATCCGTTACACCGAGCTGGGCGTGGAATGGAGAGACCGCGAGGGCTGGAAGTACGTCGATCTCGGTCGCAACCGGCACCGGTGGGTCAGGCCCGAGAACGCCTACTACGATCGCCGTGCCAAGGTCTGGAAGCTCAAGAAGGACGCCAAACTCGACGAAGGCGTCCCGGTCACCGACAAGGCCGTCGTCGTCAATACCGAAGTCGTCGACGCCGAGATCATCGACGTCGAAGAGGTCCCCCTGGAAGGCCCCGACCAGTGACAGCTGACGCCGACATGGTGAACCATCCTCCGCACTACACCCGAGGCCCGACGGTGACCTGCCCGAGCTGTGACACCTCGTTCGTGCTGGAGTGCATTCAGGTCGTCCGCTACATCCGCGACTTCCGGCTGGCCACGGCGATGAAGTACCTGTGGCGGGTAGGGTTCGGCGGCAAGGCCGACGACGTCGAGGACGTCAACAAGGCCGTCTGGTACGTCACCGACTACACGGAGAACCCCATCGAATGAGCACACCGGACGAGACGATCAGGAAGGCCATCGACGAGGTTGTTGGGCCACTGATCGCCGATCATCGGACCTATCTGGCCGACGTCAACTCCCCGCTGCTGGCCGTCTCGCGTACCGAGCTGCACTATGTCTTCGATCAGTACCACAACCAGCTGCTCGACTTCAGTGCCGACATGATGCCAGTCGGCCACCGCCACCCGTTCGTGCACGACGCGATCAAGGAGCACATGGAGTACTACATGCGCACCGCGCCGGTCGGCGACCACGTATTGCGTTGGCCGGTCGAATACGCCCGCGCGCTGGTCGAGACCTTCACTGAGGAAGACGTCGAACCCAAGCACAAGGTCTTGTTCACCGAGGGTGAACGCGAGGCCCTTGTCACCGCCGTCAACATCGCCCGGGAGAAGTCGGGCCGCACCAGGATCGCCCTAGTCGACACCGACCAGCACAACTGGTATTCAGGCATCAACCACGTCGACATGCGACTGCTCCCACTGGATGAATTCTGGCTCAAGGACTTCCGGTGGGAGGATCTCGGCGCTCTTGTGATGGCTCTGGTGACCGTCGACGGCAGTGTCTTGGAGCCCCGCTGGGTGCAGTCCGTGGTCGATCAGGCCAAGCGCCACGGCGTGCCGGTGATCATCGACGAGTCACGCACCGGGTTCGGTCGTCTGGGCACCATGTGGGGCCAGCAGGCCGTCAATGTCGATGCCGACATCACCGTGCTGGGAGGCCCCGTCGGCGGCGGTCTGGCTCTCGGTGCGGTAGTCACCACCAGCGAGCACTTT